CGTGTTTCTGGCCAAACAGTAACAGGCGTAACAGGCGCTTTTAGTCAGCTCAATGGTATTAGCGGTACGTTCACAACGTCCCTGTCTGGTGCAGTTATTACAGGCGATGCTGGACGTTTTGCCAATCTTACTGGTGTTAACGGTGTATTTACATCTCAAGTATCCGGCTTAACAGTCACAGGCGCCACGGGTTTATTTACAAATTTAACAAGTGTTTCGGGTGTCTTTACTACACAAATTTCTGGTGCAAACGTTGTTGCAACAACTGGTAATTTTACGCGAATTACTGGCGTTACCGGCGTTTTTATTGATTATGTTTCAAGCGAAAATATTATTGGCGATTATGCAACAATCAATTACATCACAGGCAGCACACGTGTAGAAGGCGGCACTGTCTCTGGGGCAACAGTCACAGGCGATGTTGGAAGATTTGCAAACCTAACTGGCGTTACCGGTACCTTTACGCAATTAACTGGAGTTAACGGAACTTTTACAGGAACATTATCCGGACAAAACGTTGTTGGCGGTGGAGCAACTTTTAACTTCATCACTGGAACAACCAACGTTGAAGGCGGGACCGTTTCTGGTGCCGTTGTAACCGGAAACATTGGTAGATTTGCAAACTTAACAGGGGTTTCTGGTACGTTTACCGCCAGGGTTTCTGGTGATTACATCACAGGTACCACATTTGAAGCAGTCACTGTTAATGCTGCAACAGGTAACTTTACAACTGTAAACTTTACTCAAACAACAACAGGAAGTCTTGCAATTAGTGGTTCGGGTTCGTTTGGTGGATCTGTTAAAGCTCTTATTCTTGAAAACAGAGCAACTCTAAGTAGTGGATGGGTTATAGGCCAAGGATATAACGGATTATCCGCTGGTCCAGTAACGATTGATTCTGGTATAACTATTACAGTCCCCAGTGGCTCTTATTGGCGTATTGTTTAAGTTAGAATAAAAATAAAAATACCATGCCATACGGAACAGTTAAAGCCGACGCACTGGCTTACACAACAATTACAGGTGAAGCAACGACATCTGTTTCTGGTATTTACAACGTTGCCAGTACGGTTAGTGTTTTTGATCCTGTAACAAAAAACATTTCCACGACTGGAGTTATTTCTGGAAGTGTTTACAAGACCAGCGGTAATGTTACCGTTATTAGCGGTTCGGGTAATATTCGCCCATATGGTCTTTACTCGTTTCCTACATCGACAGGAACCTCTGGTCAAGTGCTTCGGACCAACGCAGATGGTACGATCAGCTGGACGGATGGTTTAACAGTGGCGCGTACGATTGCTCTTAATTAAAAATGACGACCCTTAAGGTTGACTTTATTACGTTTCAAGGCGCATCTTCTGATGTTACTCTTGAGCTTTCTGGGATTGCCAGTAGCGGTACTTATGCTACAGCAACGGGTTTAATTGATCCAACTACAAACAATATTTCTACCACTGGAATAATCTCTGGCATTGTTTTTAAAACAAGTGGCAATGTCACTGTTATTAGTGATGCAGGAACAATCAGTCCTTATGGGTTGTACAATCTTGCTTCCGGTGCCCCGCAATATAGAGAATCAATTACTTATGTGAGTGGTGCAGAAACTGTTTGGCAAACCCTCACAGATACTGCCCTTTCGATTGCATTAGGTAAGTGCTAATATAAGAGAAAAGTAGAATTTAAAATGCCTGAAACGTTTACAAACAGTGGTGTACAGTTAACCACAACCGGCATTACAGATGTCTATCAAGTGCCAACTTCATCTGGCGCACGTACTGTTGTACTGTCTTCCTTGGCGGCAAACGCGACAGGTACTGTTGCTGTTACTTATAATCTTGACCTTACCAACAGTGCCAATACTTTGGTAGCTACTATTGCTAAACAAATCACTATCCCCGCTGGCGCAACACTGGAATTAATTCCTAATAAAGTTGTACTGACATCTGGCCAAAAACTACGTGCTACGGCAGGTGCAGCAAGTGGCATTCACGTAGTGACCTCGGTCCTGGAAATTACCTGATCAGCAAATGTCACTTGAAACTTTTGAGGCTGGTTACGCAGGTGCTCGTCCACCCCGCACTGGCATTCAGTGGTCTGGAATGTGGAAGCTGTCTCAACAGGTGGATCGTATTATCGATACGACATGGCCGGAAGCATGGGGATTGGCCGGGGCGCGGCCTGATTTTCCAATGGTTAGTGTTACTGCGCAAGATACCGGTTTTGTTGACCTATATTTTAAATCCGATGGCACCCAATTTTATATTGTTGGTCAAACAAATAGAACTGTTTATCAATACTCATGTTTTATTCCATGGGACGTAAATACTGCTTCATATGACAACAAGTCATTTAGTGTTAATGCCGAAGAGACTAGCCCACGCGCAATAGGTTTTAAACCTGACGGCACTAAGTTTTATATTGTCGGTATTACAAACGATACCGTCTATCAATACTCTTGTTCTACCGCATGGGATGTAAGTACTGCATCGTATGACAGTAAATCATTTAGTGTTGGAACACAGGAAACTAGTCCTGGAGGACTGTTTTTTAAATCAGATGGCACTAAGTTCTATATCATTGGTAATACAAACGATACCGTACTTGAATACTCTCTATTAACTCCCTGGGATGTTAGTACGGCTTATGCCGCTTATTTCTATGTGGGTGGACAAGATGGTTCTCCTCAAGATCTTACTTTTAAAACTGATGGCACCAAATTTTATATTGTTGGAGCCACAAACGATACAGTATATCAATACTCATGTTCTACAGCATGGGATGTAAGCACAGCATCGTATGACAGTAAATCATTCAGTGTTACAACGCAAGAAACTAATCCAACAGGATTGTTTTTTAAATCTGATGGCACTAAGTTCTATATCATTGGTAATACAAACGATACCGTATATCAATACTCTTGTTCTACGGCATGGGACATAAGTACTGCATCGTATGACAGTAAGTCATTCAGTGTTGTAACACAGGACAATGCCCCAACTGGTATATTTTTTAAAGATGACGGGACTAAATTTTATATTGTTGGTAATACAAACGATACAGTCTATCAATACTCTTGTTCTACGGCATGGGACATAAGTACTGCATCGTATGACAGTAAGTCATTCAGTGTTGTAACACAGGACAATGCCCCAACTGGTATATTTTTTAAAGATGACGGCACTAAATTTTATATTGTTGGTATTACAAACGATACCGTTTATCAATACTCTTGTTCTACCGCATGGGATGTAAGTACTGCATCATATGATAGCAAGTCATTCAGTGTTAATACGCAAGAAAATGCTCCACAAACTTTATTTTTTAAATCTGACGGCACCAAGTTTTATATTGTAGGCACAGGATTTGATACGGTTTATCAATACTCTCTTCTATTAGAATAAGGAAAAAATAAAAAGATGAAAGGTAATTACATCGGTAAAAAACCTGTTGGTTACGGCCAAATCTCCTCGGGTAAACCTGGGATGTGGGAGATTTATGACCAAGGGCAATTCACCCGGGATGGCGAGTGGACTGGACTACCCTGGGAAGTGGACAAGGGGTATTACACGAATAAGCAATGGCCGCTTGGATTATCAGAAACTGCTTTTCAAGACGTTCAATTCAGTACTGATGGAACTAAGTTTTATACTGTTGGCACTACAAACGATACCATCTATCAATACTCTTGTTCTACTGCATGGGATGTAAGTACTGCATCGTATGATAGCAAGTCATTCAGTGTTAATACGCAAGAAAGTAATCCAAATGGATTATTTTTCAAAGATGACGGTACTAAGTTTTATATTATTGGCAGTACCAACGATACCGTCTATCAATATTCTTGTTATACAGCATGGGATGTAAGTACAGCATCTTATGACAGTAAATCATTTAGTATTAATGCGCAAGAGACTGGGCCAAATGGATTATTTTTCAAAGATGACGGTACTAAGTTTTATATTGTCGGCACTACAAACGATACCGTATATCAATACTCCTGTTCCACTGCATGGGATGTGAGTACTGCATCGTATGACAGTAAATCGTTTAGTGTTGCAACGCAAGAAACTAGTCCACAGGGATTATTTTTTAAGGATGATGGCACTAAGTTTTATATTATAGGCAGTGCAACCGATACCGTCTATCAATACTCATGTTCTACAGCATGGGATGTAAGCACTGGGTCTTACGATAGTAAACTCTGCAGGGTTTTATTTGAAGGCACACCAACAGGCCTTTGTTTTAAATCTGATGGCACCAAGTTATATGTAATTGGTACTACCAATAACAGGGTCTATGAATTCACTTTATCTACAGCTTGGGATGTAAGCACAAACAACCAAGCGGGAAGTGGGTTTTATATTGGTGGACAAGAAGGTCTTTCAACCGATGTGCATTTTAAGGATGATGGGACCAAGTTTTATATTGTTGGACAAACAAACGATACCGTCTATCAATACTCATGTTCTACTGCGTGGGATGTCAGTACTGCATCGTATGACAGTAAATCATTTAGTGTCCAAACACAAGAAACAAATCCGCAAGCATTATTTTTCAAAGATGATGGCACTAAGTTTTATATTGTTGGAACTACAAGTGATTCGGTTTTTCAGTACGCATGTTCTACTGCATGGGATATCAGTACTGCATCGTATGACAATAAATCATTCAGTGTTAATACGCAAGAAAGTACTCCAACAGGATTATTCTTTAAACCTGACGGCACTAAGTTTTATGTAATTGGCAACACAACTGATGCCATTTATCAATACTCATGTTCTACCGCATGGGATGTAAGTACTGCATCGTATGACAGCAAGTCATTTAGTGTTGGTGGACAAGATGGAAGTTCAAGTTCAGTAGTTTTCAAAAATGATGGCACTACATTTTACATGTTAGGTTTTACATCGGACGCCATTTATCAATACTCATGTTCTACAGCATGGGATGTAAGTACTGCATCGTATGACAGCAAGTCATTTAGTGTTAGTGCACAAGAAGTTACTGGGCATGGATTGGCGTTTAAATCTGATGGCACAAGGTTATATATTGTTGGTCAAACAAACGATACCGTTTGGCAGTATGACCTTCCCCTAGCCTGGGATATCGTAAACGCTGGCTTTACTGCTAAAAATATGAATGCGGCGTTGCAAGACACATCTCCACAAGATATTACATTTAAACCAGATGGCACGCGTTTTTATGTTACTGGTAACGCAAATGATTCAGTTTTTCAATACGACTGCAGCAATCCCTGGGATGTAACCACAGCTTTCTTTAATAAAACAGCTAGTGGCGCTTTTGCTAGGGCACGGGTTGGCTTGCAAGACACTACTCCAAATGGAGCATTTTTTAAAGACGATGGCACTAAATTTTATATAGTCGGCAACGCAACCGATACTGTATATCAATACTCTTGTTCTACGGCATGGGATGTAAGTACGGCATCATATGACAATAAATCATTCAGTGTTACAACGCAAGAAACTAATCCAAGTGGATTATTTTTCAAAGATGACGGCACTAAGTTTTATATTGTTGGCGTTGCAAACGATACCATATATCAATACTCATGTTCCACTGCATGGGATGTAAGTACAGCATCGTATGACAGTAAATCATTTAGTGTTGCAACACAAGAAACTACTCCATTAGGATTATTTTTTAAAGATGACGGCACCAAGTTTTATATTGTTGGAAATATAAACGATACCGTTTATCAATACTCATGTTCTACTGCATGGGATATAAGTACTGCAGCATACGAAAGTAAGTCATTGAGCGTTCTTTTGCAAACAACCAGTTCTGCTGGAGTCTGCGTTGGATATTACGGCAGTATTTTATACATTGTTGATAGTACTTCTTCTGCAACTGTTGTCCCAGCTGTTTATCAATATTATCTAACGTAAACAACGAGGCATCTAAAATGACAATACGTTTAAAAGATGCGGCAAGATACTATAACGAACTACCACATCAATTAAAAGCCTGGGATTGGCTTGAGCAAAACACACCGCCAAACACACTGGCCGAGTTCGCCAAACAATACAGAAACGAACAAGCCACTACGCAACCGTATCCCAACACATGGGAAGGTTTGATCAGTGCCGCCAAAGAAGCCGGGGCCAAATACCCAGAATGTGTTGCGGCCCAGTGGGCACTAGAAAGCAGCTGGGGCAAACACACCTCAGGAGTAAATAATTTCTTTGGTTTAAAAGGGTCTGGAACCAGCGTCAACACCCAAGAATTCATAAACGGAAAATGGATCACCATCAAAGACGGTTTCATTGATTTTCCTGATCTTTATTCCTGTGTTTGTTATTTAGTTGATCGTTGGTACAAAGACTTTGGTAAATACAAAGGCGTTAATCGTGCCACAAGCAGAAATGAATGCGCTGAGCTATTGGTAAAAGAAGGGTATGCAACGGATCCCGACTACAGCAAAAAGCTCATTCAAATCATGGACCGAGAAACCAAGACAAGTGAGCCCATTAAGCCGGAGCCAACACAAAATAAAATCTTAACCGTCCCGTATGAATACCAACTTGATAATCAATCGCAAACAGGGTACCGGGAATGTTTCTCCTCCACATGTGCAATGATTGCCAAATATTACGGAAAAGTAAAAAACGATGACGAATATAACAAAATCCGCAGCCGATATGGAGACACAACCGCCAAAAATGCACAGCTTGCTGCATTAACATCCCTGGGCCTTAAAGCCAAGTTTATTACCAACGGAAACGCAACACTTTTGGAAAATGAAATTAACGCAGGCAGACCCGTTGCTGTCGGTTGGTTACACAAAGGAAGTATTGGTTATCCCACAGGTGGCGGCCATTGGAGCTGTTGTATTGGTTACACGCCAACCACGTTTGTTTTCAATGATCCAAACGGAGAAGCTGACATGGTTAATGGCGGATATGTCAGCAATCAAGCTCAACGCGGAAAAAGCGTACAATACAGCCGTAAAAATTGGTTACGTCGTTGGGAATGCGACGGCAAAAACACAGGGTGGGCTCTTCTTGTCGCAAAGTGAAAAAATATAAAGAACCCCACATACTGGTCAATGTTTGTTGGGAATTAGGCGATGAAAAAAAATGCGTCACTCTCAACAAGAATGACGCTTATGCAACTAGAGATTGGGTGGAAGAACAAGGTGGATGTGTTTATTGGTTCCAAGCTCTTCCCAACTGATTAGCGTTGCTTGGCGCGGCCAACGACGAGGGCGGCAATTTCAATCAACCGATAAAATTTCCGCACAAGAGTATCGTCTTTCGGCGTCGGCGTTAATGCGGTAATGGCAGAAGCAGCAGCGTGAATGGCAAGGGCCACTTCCAAGTACTCATTAAGTTTGTGCATGATAATAATGCCGTTTCTTTTATTTTAAATCTTTATCCCTATAAAAGAAAAATGCTTTATGTTCTTCATCGATTACCCAATGTCCTGGCTCATGTTTTAAAAACCAGCGTTTCCACACCCGAAACTGTTTATCTGCCTTTGCTGATTCACAACGAAAAGCAACTGAATCTCCTGGAGGAATCCATGTTTGCATTTGACGTGTAAAACGAATCGCAATGGCTTGCGTTAAATTTCCCGTCTTACCGGTCAAATTCATATCCAGGCGGCGGGCTCTGCCGTTTTTGCGGCGTTTCATCCAATCGTTGATTTGACGGTTCGATTTGGATGCGGCCATGCTGGCTAGCCACACACAACCATTCGTTGTCATGATCCACGGGATAAGTCGTACCTTGACGTAAATCCCAGTCGGCAAAAAAATCTTCCCAGTCCTCTTCCGTCGTCTCGTACGAAATCCCATCTGTGCTCATTTCAATCAAAGATCATATAAACGACATTCAGGCGCCCATGGATTTTCCTGGCAGTACAAAAGAAAAAGCTCTTGTGTTGTTTTATTTTTTCTTTGTAATTTACAGCGCAAAAACCGAAGGAGCGAAATCATGGTTGGGTTGCTAAGGGAACAAGAACTGCCGGGAACGGAACGCCTTGTTGATGTTCGCGCTGCCATGCTTCATCCCAATCTGATAATGAATGAGTATGAAGATCGTTCTCAACATAATCACTAACCGTGTCAGCAATTACATAGCTTTCCTCCGTGTCTTCATATAATAAGTAGGCATAATCCTCTAGGAGGATTTCAAACATTGTTGTTGGGAATTCAACAACAAATGCCACTTCATAAGCCAAAGGTTCGTTTCGAGTTGTTGATACACACATCAGATACGAACCGGCATCAAGAGGATAATACCGATCGTCGCCTCGGTCTAGTCGCGCTGGATCAAATGTGTTGTACAAGTCGGACTGTTTGTTCATCACGTGCCCGACATAGGGATAATAAATATCCCCGTTAACTTGTTCTGAAACGCTATCGCGATCAAAAATAGAACGCCCCTCTATTGGGTTATGGTTTAAATCGTATGTTGAAACATTGATATATTGAGGCCTTGGACCACCTTTAGCAATGATGATCCAAGCGGGAGAAACTAAGTCAATTTGAAACCAGTGATTGTAAGTGCCGCCGCCAAAACCACCGTTAGAAATAAAGTTTGTATCAGCACGCCCAATGACCTGGTTCTTTGGACCCAAAGTTCCAGTTAACTTTCGCACCGACAACTGACTAAATGACCCAAGCAAAAGAGGATCATTCTTTGTTCTTTGTCTTTGTTGTTGCGAAGTACGCATTATAATCGCAATCTTTTTCTTACATTCTACTCGTCGTTTTCTAAGTGCTCCAGAGGATTTGAAATTGTGTTTTTAAACAAAGAATGAGCAAGGTCCGGGTCGCCTTTACGTCTGCTGTAGTGCATCAGCTTTTCAGGAACAAAATCCATTTCAAACGGATGGATGAATGATGGAGGGTAGAGGCGATTCCAGCTGGAAACCAAGTGCAAGGGATTGCCGCACCTTGGATTGCCGCAGATCCGAGTAACGACAGACGTTCCAATATCGCCCCACGCACATTGATAAATCGCTTTTTGAAACGTAATACCTTCTGATTTTTGTTTGCTGTAAAGCGAACGGTAAGACGGCATGCATACACGTTTTGGCGTGTAGATGCTCTCAGACTTCACCTCCCAGCAATCATCGCGATCACCGATTTGAAGCTGGGACCATAGACGCTTGTACTTAATTTTGTAGTCGGTGTGTAAGTAGTTGATATCAAAGCCACATACGTTGGAAAGAATTTTCTTGACGCAGAAATAACACCAATGATTCTGTGAATCACGGATGAAATGGTTGTGAGGGCAAGGAAAACCAATGTAGTACCCATGTTCTTCCAGCTCTTGGGCGGAAAGCGTTTCAATGTCGTTGACGTGGCGGAAACCGCGAACAACCTCAGGATCCTTGACGGAACGATAACGATTAGCCATTGGAATAACGAGACGCAGAATGAGATTTGGTGATGAGCAGTTCTTTGCGGTTATCCCGCTCCAAGTTGTCTGGACCGTGGGAAACCGTGCAGTGCGTTAAGTCCTTTTCAGTACGCATGTACTGGACAATGCGGTGGGCCAGATAGGTGGCGTTATCGACGCTCACCACATAGAACCCAGTGACTTTGTTCTTCCGTCCAGCCTGATCTCCCGGCTTGTAACCAGCCTTAGCAATCTTCCACTCCAGCCCACTGGGATAGCGATCAGACAAACAAAAGAGTTCGTTAAGCCTCCAAAGGGAAGGCAGAGGCATGCGATGACGGCCCATTGTGTCATTGAAACCAGGTATAGGGTAGCAAGCGTGCAGGAAAACAGGGAATAGGGGTATTTTTTCTTTAGTTAGACGTAAATGACATTGTTGATCAAAAGTGTCATGCTTTCCAGGAATTAATATTTCTCTTTATTCCTAGAAACAATTACACCCCTTACCAACAATGTCATTTAGCTCACGGTAGTAATAAACGGACGCTATTCCCTGTTTTCGTGTAATCCCATCAACTCAGATGCGTCTCACACCAAGACTTCTCAGCCACAAAAAAGCCCCATCTCTGGGGCCCTTGTAACACTTAATTACTTCTTTGCTTTTTTCCTAGCTTTTGGCTTGACAATCTGCGGCTTCTCCTCCTCCCGCTTAGCAATGACCTCCTGGAAAACGTCGTCAAATTGATCGGCAACCGTATCCCAATCGAAGCAGGGATCCGTCACACGCTCATAACAAGCCTGTGCGGTCTCATCGAGCAGTTGACGGTCTTCATACAGCTGTGCAAGCAGCTCAGCCAGATGGTTGTCATCGGGGCACGGCATGATACGACCAAAGTTTGTATCCACATCAGCATGGAGAGAACGAATCAAGAGGCCAGCGCCTTCAAAAATTTCCTTACAAGACGTGTGATCAGGCACCACCTGGGCCACACGACAGGCGGCATGTTCAAAATTCACAAGCCCCCAGCCCTCACCTTTGCAGGTATTAACACCTACGTCGGCAACGTTATAGATGGTATTGAGCAGCTCCACCGGCACCGAGGGGGGATGCGGGTGCGGCGAAGTCATGATGATGCGGTTGTTGGGATCCAACCCTTGACGTGCCATCTCCCGTGCAAACAGCGGCATGATGTCCCATCCCTGGTCCTTCATCCCCATGTGCATGTAAAGCTTGGCGTTCGGGCGACCGACCGCAAACTTGGCAAAGGCGCTGATTGTAATGTCTTGCCGTTTACGGAATTGATTTCGATTGCCATTGAACACAATGAAATCGTCTTCTTCCAGCCCCAGTTCTTTCCGCGCTTTTTTCTTATCAACGGGATAAAACTGTTTAGGCGTCATGCCATGGGGAATAACAGTAATCGGCACCTTGGCACCTGCACGAATTGTTTCGTTTGCACCAAATTCCGTGTAACAGATTGCAGCATCCCAATCATTGAGTGTATCCAGGAGAGCTGCATACCACTCATACGAATCCATGGGGTAGTAGCCCACGAACTTGAAGTTGAGCGATTCCCTTAAATCAGCAATGCGCTTCCATTGTTCGTTAATGATCCAGCTGTCGTTAATCGTAAAGACAACATCTGGCTTAACCAACTCAACAATTTCGCGAATTCGATCTTCTCCAAAGGGCGCCTGCTGGAACCGATTGGAGGCTGGATACATGCGGTACTCATCTTGCAACGGCGTGTAGTCACCGTGCCAGTTACAACCAAGCACATGAATTTCATATCGATCCTTCAGGCGGCTCAGTACATTTTCTGTGACTCGTGCAAAGCCAGTCATGGCGACGATATCGCCAATCCAAAGAAGTTTAGGTTTGTTTTCAGTCATTACTTGCAAGTTGACTGAATTTACTATACTTATTTTTCTAGAGTTGAAGAGCGAATAAGTTCTTTTTGTTCGGCAATTTCTGCCTTTAATTTATGTTTTAAAAACTGAGCAGCCTTATCCGTATTCGTCTTATCACCACAAGTGTATAAATCGATTGCCACATAACCCAACTCGGGCCACGAGTGGATAGAGGCATGGGACTCAGCCAACAAAGCAAGTAGCGTGACGCCCTGGGGTTTAAACTTTTCGCCAATAATCCGAAGAATTGTGGCGTTCGACATTTGCAGCGCAGTTTCTAGCATCTGCTGCAAACGGTCGTAATCATCCAACAGCTGCTGGTCGCAACCGTAAAGATCCAGAATTAAATGGCGCCCTTTACTCAAAATTCTTCGGCCACTTCCTCCATTTTGACATCAGTCTTCCCACTTAAAACATCACCATAAAATTGAGACCATTCTTCTTTATTCAATCCAGCCTCAACGATTGACGGATAGTCTTGATATTTGGTGGCATTGCTTGTCCGCGTAGCAATATTGTTGATTCTCAGGCCACGATTAGTCTTCATTTTGTAAACATTAAGGCCCAGCTGGTGGATACAAACGTCTAAGACCAACGATTCAAAACGACTGCGGCCCAAGATGTTTCCATTGCTTCCACGACAAAATTCACAGTAATTTGGATACAGGTGCTCCGAACTGTGCTCATAGATGCGAGATGGATTGTTGACAGCCATCTTGGCAACACCCACCGCAGACGAAATACCTGGATCAAAGATGATGCAGTGACTCATCCAATCCATGATCTGATTGGACTTCAGGATTTGTTCTTGATGATGCTTTGCAAAGAACGGTACCTTCTTGTTGGTTTCCATCAGGTATTCCCGCATCTCAGCCTCACTCAAATCCAGGACCCAGTTGACCAACCCTGGCAGCAAGGAAGCAAATTCTCCGAACGGACGACCGCGATCATCCATGTCAATGAGTGTTTTTTGCTCTGCCGAAGAACCAACAAACGGTTTATCAAATGGAATTGTGAGGCGACGCCGCGCTAAACCAGAAGTCGGGTCAGTGGTTTGGATCGGTTCGTTGGCCGTAATCATCACGAGGCCATTGAACTTGAAAGGCTTCTGGCTACCCGTCTGAAACTTCCGTTCATTACGGATGAGGTCACGTCCGGTAATCGCCTTTAACACGGAAACTGAACCGCCGTACCGCTCCACATCATTGAAGAGCAGCAGTTTTTTCTTATAGAGGTTTGCGGTTTCAAATCGGTTCTTCTCCAGGTGCTCAAGGGAAGAGATCATGGCGTTGTCATCACCAACCAAAGCATGAGCCAAGTTGGAGTAAGTGGACTTACCCGATTTACCTGGGCCGACAATCTCCACAAACTTTTGAATATCAGAGTACCCAAGAAGCACTGCACGAAGCCAAGCCCTTAACACCTGGGTGCGACCCCAATTATTTTCCTGTGTATTTTTCAACCATTTAATGATGGGTTCACATGTAGCAGCCGGATCGTACTCATAAGGAAGTTGTTGGGTGATGTACAGATCACGGTTGAACGGCATCAGTTCTTTTGAATGAACGTTCAAAATACCGTTCGTGAAGAGCAAAAGATCTTTGCCTTCATACCAATCATCAAAGATGACACTAATTCTTAATTGCTCCAGCACATCATTAATAAGGTTCATGCTGTAGCCATTCGGCAACAGACTCTCCTTAATCATTTCAAATTTATTTTTGATATCCCCCTTGATTTCGTGGTCCGACAGCAGAGACCAAAGTCCATTGCTGTGGTATTCATACATGAAAAAGCTGCCGTGCTGAGGGCTGTAATGCAAATTCCCTTTGTACATTTGCAGCAATACATCTGCAACAATGTCGGCAGAAGGATTGCGAGGCTTTTGATCTTTACCAGACTTGGAAGCAGTCTTTACCTTTGGCGCGGACCAAGTTGTTGCACGGATTTCAGTTGTTACGGGCATGTCGGGAGCTGCATTAATACCTAAGTCTTCTTCTAATTCGGCCAGTAGTTTTGACACATGATCAATCATGGCGTCATCCACGGGCATGGCCTTATAGTCCTCGGAAGGCTTCCAGCCATTTTCCTGGGCGATATGAATTAACGAACCAAGCCTGCGACCACCGCCCTTACTAAAGGAAAGCCAACGACGGTGACACTCACCATCTCGAAACTTTTCCGACTGTTTGGACCAGTTATCCCATTCATCAAGTAGCGATTCATCCAATGAATGAAGCGACTGACCAACCGTGATCCAGATGTCGTAATCATCAGCGGCTTCTGCAGGCAAGGACCACATTGCCTCCCTGGCGAGCTGAATGTCTCGATCCAACGAAACCTCAGCGTTAATCGCAAAGCCTGGACCAACAAAACGCGTTGTCTCTTTAGCAGGAACACCCTGCTTGACATTCTTATTAATGATGAGATTTAACAGCCATTCCGGAAATTCAGGCAGACGATCAATCCACTCAAACCCCATGCCCTCGGCGGTGTAGTATCCTTCCGTTTCAGGATGCAAACCCATCAGCACCCCCTGGTGCCGAGACCACAAGATTTCTAATTTCTCCCGATTGCCAGATGCATGCCAGGTGTATTTATTACGAACGAAATGCTTTTGCTTATCGCGATGCAGACGATAAAGCTTCCGTTCACGACCAGGCTTACCGCTACAAATGGTCAGCGTTGGAGGCAGAGCACTATTAAAGTCAGTCTCATTTGAGATTTCCTTGATAAGCTCATAAACCGTTGGGCCATCCACATCAACCCATACAAAACCATACGGATTGTTGTAAGCGGGACCCCCGATCAAGCCAACGGCCTTACAATCACCAGTCGTAATTTCTTCTTCAATTTCCGTTTTGCTAAACGGTTTATCTTGCCAACCACGCACATACGGATCCTTGTTGGCGCCCAGTGGCGTCAGCGGCCAGTCGATGGGCAGAAGATCCAGGCGAATTTCACCAGGACGTAAAGCAAATTTTGAACTTCCACTCATCATTTAATTCCCAAGATATCTAGTTTAACTTCTGGATTTGAAGTTGTAGCCAACCCCTGGACGGACACGCCAAAGTTTTTAGTTTCAAAATATTGCTCTTTCAACAGCATGAAAGCGTGAAGATGCATGGCGGTGGGCAGACAAAAACAGTCCCCATCCACCGCATTATCCATGCGATTCATGAGACTATTCATCCACTCACCCACAGAAACTTGGATTTCCATGGGGTGTTTTTGGGTGTCTTCTTATCCTACGGCCACCAATCCGAGGGGTCCATTACAACTTTCTGAAGTTACTTGGTCTCATTAGACTCATCTAAAGCCATGTGTCCATACATATCAACAGCCTTGAATTGTTCAAGCATTCTGTTGTAAATATCAATTGGTTGCTCACCCGTCTCAATTGCGCACGACGTTGCGACAGACCAGGCTGTACGTCTACGCAACTCTTCCGGATCATTTGGATTCCACGGAGTCTTTTGATTGTCCGGCGTCCACTGTGTCATCTTGATACCAAGGTGCCCTTAATTCCATTGCGCCACCAAGCTTCAGGGATTCCCCCGTCTGGAGCACAGGATCAACTTCATGTTCAATATAAATAGGTTTATTCTGCTCTTCGCGTTCTAACTCAGACTCAATTTGATTCTCAAGTTCTATCATCTTGAGACGAGCCGTGAGCTTAGCCTCAAACCAAACGCGTTTCCACCACTTGATTATTTCTTGGAGGATGTCTTTAAACAAGGTCCGCATCATGCTCACCAACCTCCTCGATTTGCGTATAGTATTCTTTAAGAATTTTGTACCAATCTTCGCGCAAAAGGTTTAAAAAATTCCTAGAGATTTTAAAAACCTGAGTTCGCACCGGCGTTGAAACTAAGATTGCAGCCTGCTGGACCTTCATCCCCAAGGTTTGTTCAATAGCGATGTCGTATGCAGCGAGCTGCTTGCAAGTCTTTTTAAATTTCATGTGACCACCCAGGAGATCTCGCCATTCAGGCGAACCCTTTTCTAAGTCCTTGGGCCACTTACGGCTATAAGGTTTGACGCTAGTTTTCAAGTCAGCAAGAGTAAGCTTATTACCCACCACCCCAATAATGTCAGGAGCACCAGCAAAAGATCGCCCTTCAGAATCGCAACCCCACACGCGAGCCACGTCATCGGCACCAATAGTAAAATTAAACTTGTCAAGTACCGGTGATTCCGCCCAAAGGACCTCCTGGAACTGGTCCAATATCGATGGCATTCCCGCCCAAAAATCCCCATACTCTTCAGGAATATCCGGATTTTTGTTCCCTTTGAGGTATTGTTCCATCCCATAGTGAATGGCAGTTCCCCTTTCGGCAGCTTGTTCTTTAACACCTGGATTGTTCTTGGACCACATTTCAAGCTTCCGTTTGTTTGCTTCGGAAGCTGTTTCGCTAATAATTGTAGTTACGGAGGGCGCAGGTCCAGTGGGTAACGGAGTTGTATAGTGCCTTCTACCGTTAAGCGTAATTCTGGCTGCGGTCCTATTCAGGTTCCGCATTAGATCTGGTTGCTTATCCTCAGCTTCAATCCAAGGATCTGCTGTATTTAGTTTAGCAACCATTCCTGGTCTTTAGTATATTAATTAAACAATAACGTATTTATCAGAAACTGTGGAAGAATTCAGGAACGTTATTTTGGTTTTATTGCTTGCTATTCTTATAACCACAGCCATTGATGGCTATTTCCTCTATCACGAATTGGATACCTTCCAATGATTCATAAGTTTGTCTTATGGTTACGTGGCTGGATCAGCAGCCTCGCTTGGTTTTTCCAAACAATTTGGAAGGAGTATCTCGTTGATCTCCACTTGAATAATCTCCCCTGGCACCGGGATGACTACATCGCCTTTGCCGAACGCTGGAACGGCAGGTTCGCCATGCTTGCTGTGGTGATCATTTTGCAACTGGAATTAATATACAAAATAAGTATCTGGCAGTTTTTAGGTTTTGTGTAACTTAACCCGCTTTTACTACTGCGAACCTTGCCTTGGTCTAAAAGAATTCTTAAAACGTGATTACTACACCAAAAACGGTGTGGCATTCGAAGACGTAGAAACCGTCGACGCCGACAGATTTGAAGCTAAATTAATTGAAGAAAACCAAGAGTACATTCGGGTTGATTTGTGAGTAACGATCCTGCGCCCATCGAACTTATCGGCACCATGATCGTCAATGGCGCCGATGATCTATACAAACACTTCAATTCGATTGACTTTCCAGTCAAACGATATTTCATCGTTGACAACTCCATGGGGAAAGACCCCGCAGTTCGAGACGCAATTGAGACAATTGTCAGCGAAAGCTCACAATACGTGGATGAAGTTGCCGTTGTTTTCAACCGTTTAAACGTCGGCTTCTCTGGGAGTGTCAACCAAATCATCAAACAAAATACCGATTCCCCCTACTGGTGCATCTTTTCGGTTGATTGGCACGTTAAACCAGGAGAACTTAAGCGCCTGGCTAAACGCCTACAGGATCCGTTCGTTGGCATTCTTTGCGATAAAAGCCAAAATGGGTATTCGTCCCTGGTATTTAAACCCGAATTACTGTACGAAGTTGGTTATCTGGATGAAAATTTCTTCCCTGCGTATTACGAAGACAACGACCACCGCTATCGCATGAAGTTGGCGGGGCTGAAATGGGAATATTTCCCCCTGGATTACGACCACATTGTGAGTGCAACCCTCAAAAGGGACCCTGAATTTGCGACAAAAAACCAAAAAACTTTTAAAGAAAACGCACGGTATTACGTTGAAAAATGGGGAGGCATGCCAGGCCAGGAGAAGTATCTCACCCCTTTTGACATGGACCTCCCCCTGGACTACTGGTTATACGACCCAGTGCGTAGCCAGAGACAACGATGGATTTAAGTTTATATGGTGCCACGGGAATTATTGGTTCCTATTACCGTGCCTTATTTCCGGTCCATTGCATACCCAGGGATCAGTACCATCCCGAAACAAAAGATGTTCTATACCTAATCAGTACAACAGATAACGCCACCTACAAAGAAAACCCTCACATCGATATTGACACCAATTTGGTGCAACTCCTTAAACGGCTTGAGGCATGCCGTTTGGCAAACATTGATACATTCAATTTTGTGAGCAGTTGGTTTGTCTATGGACCTGACCATTCGTTTCCCAATGAATCGGCCATTTGCAACCCGAACGGTTTTTATTCCATCACAAAGTATGCAGCGGAAAAATTAGTTAAAGAATACTGCTCAACCTTTGGGATTAATTATCGTATCTTGCGTCTTGGCAATGTATACGGCGGACCCGACAGCGGCTCCAACAAACGCAATGCATTACATTACCTTATCAATCACCTGCGCAATCATAATGACATTACCGTTCATATCAATATCTCCCGAGATTTCATTCACATCCTGGATGTATGCCGCGCTTTAAATCTCCTTTGTAGCAAAGGGAGCAACCATGAAATTTACAACATAGGTACAGGAATTTCAACCCGTTTAGGCGATGCCCTGGATAATGCCAAACTTTTATTGAATTCAAAGGGATGTGTTTTGCGAAGCAATGTACCCGCCAATTACAACCAAGCCGTACACTTTGCATTAGATTGTGGCAAACTAAAGTCTCACGGCTTTCAACATTTAATTCCCCTGAAAGAAGGATTGCGCGACCTATGTCTACATCAAAAGTTTTGTACTCCGGACCCTACTTTGATGGAACAGAGATTGAAGCAGCAATTGCCTGCTTGAAAGAAGGGGCCTGGTATCCAGCGGGCAAAGAGGTAGATAAGTTTGAGCGCCAGTTTTCCAAAGTCTTTGGTTTTGGTTCATCGTTGATGGTGAATAGCGGCAGCTCTGCCAACCTTGTGATGCTTGCTGCGTTAAAAAAATATTTCGAATGGCCAGACGGAGCCGAGATTATTGTTTGTGTCGTTGGTTTTCCAACCACAATCAACCCAATCCTGCAAAATAATCTCGTCCCCAAGTTTGTTGATATCACTTGGGATGACCTTAACTGGAACTTAGATCATGTCGAAGCAGCCATCACGGATAAAACAGTCGCTGTATTTAGTAGTCCTGTTTTGGGTAATTGTTATGACCTGGATCGTTTACTCGACATCTGTTCCAAACACTCCCTGAAATACATTGCAGATAACTGTGATTCTCTTGGCTCTAAATGGGACGGCAATTATTTAACCAAAGAAGCCGTTGCAGCCTCCACTTCTTTTTATCCAGCCCACCACATCACAACCTTAGAAGGTGGGATGGTGTCATCCAACATTCCAGAGGTTATCCAGCTTGCGCGTCAGTTTGCCTGGTGGGGACGTGACTGTTATTGCGTTGGTGCTTGCAACACTCTTGCCAATGGGATGTGCGGTAAACGATTTGATTATTGGCTAGAGAATTACGATGCTTTGGTTGATCATAAATATGTGTTCAGTCAAATTGGTTACAACCTCAAGCCCTTGGATTTACAAGGGGCAATTGGTCAAGTTCAGCTAAAAAAATTTGATGAAATTCATCGCATTAGAAGGAGTAATTACAAACAGATCAGCAGTCACATCGAAGATCGTTTTTACACAACGGACATTCGTATCATTAAAGAAAAACCTAAAGCAGAAACGTCATGGTTTGGTGTGCCCATTGTATGTGACAACACCAAATTAAAAACAGCTTTACAACAACACCTGGAAACCAACGGAGTGCAGACCCGTAATTATTTTGCAGGCAACTTGCTGCTACACCCTGCGTACAAACATTTGGGCAACGCTAAAGATTTCCCTAATGCATATGATGTATTGAAGCGTGTTTTCTTCTTGGGTACGGCCCCCTGCATTACACCCAAAGATCTGGTGTACATCAAAAGTCAAATCAATTCTTTTGCATTAAAAACACCCATTGGTGCAGACGGTTACTCTGTACGGTTTCTTGTGAATTAAGGAGAGCTAACCGTACTAGAGCTAAGATAAAAATAATGACACAATATACCTAGTCGCAGTTTAATATGAATGTAATTATTGTTCGCGAACCAAAGGAATCCGAAATGTCTTTATCCACGCAAGTCAAGGAATCAGTCAACGAAGCTGGCAAACATCTGCGCGATGCATTGGCATTTGCAGCACGCTCCGAACATCCCATGACCATTAACATGATTGCAGATTTACTGCAGCGGTTAGATTCTTTGGAATGCATGGATGAAATTATGAATCGTTTTAGTAAGGCCAAAGGTGACAAAGAAGATACACATTCCTACTGAAGAAGAAAGATTAGAAAATTACTTTTGTGAGTTGTATCGTTTAATTCCTGAGCCACCCAAAGACTGGGAAAAGTTAGCTCGTCCATGTAGGTGGGCTAAAATGTTGGAAGAAAAGAAAAATAATCCTGATGGCCCAGGACGATAGCAAATATTCCAAGCCGGAGTTACGCGAACGTATTAAAGATCGCGTGATGGCCGGAACCCGTGGCGGTAAAGCGGGTCAATGGAGTGCACGTAAGGCCCAGCTTGTAGCACAAGAATATGAAAAAGCAGGTGGTGGATATAAGGGAGGAAAAGGAGAAAAGCAAAAGTCCCTGGAGAAGTGGGGGAAAGAAAATTGGAGCACTCGAGAAGAATACGAAAAACGCAGTAAAGCTAAAGCTGCCGCCAAGAAATACAAGGACTCAAAGTAATGGCAGATAAAGCAATTCAAAAAGGATATACAAAGCGTTACCTGCCGGAATCCGCCTGGGCCTCACTGTCAAAAGAAGAACGTCAAGAGACCGACCAAAAGAAACGCGCTGCTAGTCGAGAAGGAAAACAGTTTGTAAAAAATACCAAGGCAGCAGAGAAAGCAGGACGTGCAGCGCGAGCAGCCAAACGTTACAAAAATAAATAAACAATCGCATTATAATAAAACAAGCCAACTGGTTTAATTATGGTATTCTTCCCTGGCGGCCAATCTTCAAATAACCAAGACTATTACACACCTGATCGCATGCGTCGCGATTATGAACGCAGCAACCCAGGCAAAAGTTTCGAAACTTTTTTAAACGAAGCAGAAGGTAGATATGGCAAAGGGTCTGTAGACGCGGTTCGCCGGGGAGTAACCCCCAAAAAAGAAATTACTACACCCGGGTTCCCCAGCAAGCCAGAACCGAGGCCTCCCGCCAAACCGCCAAGTAAACCGGCACCTAAGCCTCCGGCCAAACCTCCTACTAAACCTGCTCCCAAACCTCCGGCCAAACCCCCCGCCAGGCCGCCAGCAAAACCAACTCCTAAACCCGCACCAAAGAAAAAGTGATATCTTAACCCTGGAGCAATACCGCTCTGGGACTAATAGTCGAAAGTCCCTCCACGTTACAAACGTAGAGCTCAAAAGGGCAAGGAAGGAAGCTATGATCCCGGTATAAACGCCGGGATTTTTTGTGACAACACTTGTTGCTAACGTACCGCCCGTAAGGGTTTGGGTCAGACGGGAATACTTGCGTGACCTACACGACGGCCATGGGGAATACACTCCCGGCTATTGGGTGACTTGCAAGTCCCTCACCGGTCGCGCCCTGTATTTTGAAACGTATTTAACTGAATACGGCGCCCTATACGACAAGCTGCCCATCAGTGCATTCTTAGCTTGGGACTCAGATCATCCAGACAAACCACAACCACCCACCCCCGATTTAGACCTGACCGACCTGCAGTTCTGGAACGGATTCGATCATGGTCTTACGGTCATTGAAAAGAACTTGATCTTCAATATGGAGTTTCAAGTGATGACGCGTAGCGCAGGTGTAATGAAAGGCACATATTTATTTACAATTGACAATTATCATCCACATAGGAATGAACCAGATTTTTACTTTGCTGAATTCCCTGATGAACATAAATCTCATAACATTGTGGTTTTGGATAACGGCCAAATTGGCGCTTATCCCAACAATCGTTGTCGCATGTGCGATCCATCGTTAACCAACCACAACCTCAAGACACCAGACTTCAAAGTGTCTACACGGTACTTCGATGTCGAAAGCGCACCTAAATGGGGAAGGCTTGGTGAACAGGACGATTACTTCTGGAAAACGCCAAATGAAACTGTATAATTTATCAGGGTACTCGCCAGGCAGATAACTGTCATCGGATTGCTTAAAGTATTATGTGCTCACGTATTTATACATATAAGATTACGTTTGAGGAAGTGCCCCATTGGTATTGGGGTGTTCATAAAGAGAAGAAATATAATGATGGTTACATGGGATCACCTGTAACGCACAAATGGATGTGGAATTTTTATACACCTAAAATTCAAATTCTTGAGATATTTCCCTACACAGAAAAGGGTTGGATAGAAGCTGTAAATGTAGAACGTCGTTTAATTGTTCCGGATCTTAATAAACCGTTTTGCCTTAATGAACGAGTCGGAGCTATTCGCTCTTGGGCCATCCGGGAAAAAGCATGCAAACTTGGTGGAGAAAAAATTTATAAAGAAAAAAGGGGAATACATGGACGAACTCCTGAACAAATGACTATTGACTCCAATAAGGCAAATAAAAGACCCGGTGGTTTAAAGTGTAAAAACAATGGATTAGGTATTTTTGCAAGAAAAAACGAAGAAAAAAAATCTGATTCACAAAAGGGTGCGGCGTCAACTAATTCTCAGCGATGGATGTCCACTGCTGATGGTTTTATAAGCACACCAGGAAATGTTGCAAAGCACAACAAAGCAAACGGATGGGATCCAGCAGCTAGAATTAAAATAGGAGACCAAGAGGGTACAACAAGGAACGTTGTATTAAACGAAGAGTCCCCTAAGCCGCATCGTAGATTATCGTCGGCGGATACTCTCGCCCTACTCGCTGGATTAGCTCAGTGGTAGCAGCAGGGATTTTGTAAGTCTCAGGTCATCGGTTCAAATCCGATATCCAGCTTATAGAAATTTAGTTATACTTATCGCAGCAACGTATTGGCTTTAGTGCCAACTTCCAAGCCAAAGCTTCAAGAGAATCGAAACAAGTTCTTGGAGTACAAAAAGACTTTGTCCTGCGACAGTTGCGGAAACGATGATCACCGAGTCTTGGAGTTCCACCATATTGGAGACAAAGACCATAACATTTCAAACATGGTGAACCACGGCTACAGCTGGGAACGGATAGAAGAAGAAATCAAGAAGTGTATTCCGCTTTGCTGTAACTGCCACCGGCTTGAACATTGGGTGGATTAATTATTTTTTCTTCCCACCATTCTTTGCTTTACGTGCAGTTGCGTTACCAGAATTCTGCTTAGCGTTTTGCTTTGCAGTAGCCGTCTTTTTCTTTTTGTTTTTAGATTTAGCCATTTCTCAGTGTGGCTTTTATTTGCCAGGCGGCTTTAAATGCTTCCCCACATAACTCAGCCATGTAGTTCTGGATGTCGATGGCACCAACCTTGGCAGCAATAGGCTCCAACTTCTTGGTCTTCATGCCCAGCTCTTCTAGGTTTTTGTAGTACACAGCGAGCATTTCTGTGCCTTTGTAGCTGGTAACATGCTGAATACCAGGGCCAGCATCTGCCAATCCCTTGGCACACATGGGCATCAAGTAGTCCATGCTGCGAATAAATTCACCCAACTTATCAAACTGTTCAAGATGAGCCTCGTATTGCTTACCAAGGAACCGATGCACCCCGAGGAAGTTCGACCCCTCGTAGTTCAGGTGAATGAGATGGGATTGTGTTTGAAGTTCCTTGACGTAGGAAGCAAGGGAGATGCACTGCTGGATGAAGGCCCCGACATCACCATTCTTTGACTTAGCGGGAGCCTTGGGTTTATCCTGCGGTTCAGGAACCTCTTGCACCTGGGGGACAGGAAGCTGTTGAGCCGTTTGAGGACCAGGGGTATACATGGCTTTTTATCAGTAGTAACAGTCTATCAAAGAGAAATTTCCTCCCAGTCAATTGATGCATATACATCATCACCTGCAACTTTTGTTTGAACAAGAAGGCTAAATTCTTCTGGTGTACTTGTAAAACTATTTCTTTGCAACTGAAACTGAAACAGGGCTTCTTTTAAGATGTCAATTGCATTATTGCTTTGCGTAGTAGATGAAATGTAACCTTTAGCAAGAGTACGGCCACCACTGGAACTAACACCGCTCAAGTTATATTCAACAGAAGAGTCAGTACCGGCACTCGTCCAAGTACCACCTGATGTTGTTGAATTACTTTGCAGACGCCATTCAAAGAAAGCGTTATTGCCATCACCAAGAATACTTACAGCAGTTGGGATAACAATTGCATCAAGGCGATCAGGACTAGCTTTTAAACGCAAAGAAACAATTGGATACAAAACACCAGTTGCTGTAAGCTCTCGCATTGCAGCAAGGGGAGTGCCAACAGCGCCCTGCCTGCCGCGCAGCTCATAGCCGCCTTCTGAAATAACAGTTGAACAAACCTGTTTTAACGTACTGCTACTGGCGGTTGTACCAAGGTTTTCAATTTCATAACGCAATGGAAGTGATGCTGTAGTGATATAAGTACTCTCAATTAAGTTGGCGTGGTGGAAAGAATGGCAATGAATAAAAAGACCATTGATAACAAAACCAAGGCGTACGGTCCCAAGCCCTAACCATTCAACATCCATCCAAAAGATTTGTGCTTTAGTGATATTAAGCGTTAGACCAGACGGGCCAGTGCCATCTAACTTGTCAACATTCCAATCAGCTTGATCAACCGCTGTTTCAGCAACTGTTCCGGTTATAGAACTGCGTTTAACAAAACTAAGCGTTGAATTTTGCAGTTGCAAATAAAGTCCATTATTTACACCAAAATAACCAATCCTCTGACGCAAGTTGGTTTTAGCAGGCGCCATAACAAATGTAGAAAGAACCAAAAGGGATTTCCCCGGCTGGTAAGCAAACACCTTTTTAGTTTCTCTCTTAACGTAACCGCCAGACGTTGTTGGTACATTAAGTTCTACAAGGCCTGCATTGGCATTAAACGTTGCATCAGACCCGACTCCAGTTGCAGTTGCCCACAGCCCGTTATCGCTATAACGATGACTGGAATCAAACAGGGTCAGTGGTTGAGACATGCGGGCACGACCGAATGCATCGCTGCCCGGAGTACCTGCCGTAGTAACAACCACAGGGCTTGCATTGGCTGCTGAAGTAACCTCTAAAGGTTGACCGCTGCACGTTTGAACTTTAATAACCTCATATAGTTGAGTATCATCTGGATCCCTATAAAGAGGCATTGTCTTTTATCGTTGTATATTTTATTTTACTCCTGTTAAAATAATTAAATACAAGCAATACGTCAGTGGCCTACCGACACGAACAAGAGAATTTATATTTAATTACTAGCGGCTTTACTGCACCCGCAAGTGGAGAAGCCTATCAAATTGATTTTCCAAACCGCTCTGCACCCAAGACATTTTTATTTGCGGCAACTGTTGCCAGCATTAATACAAACGTTGTGGTGCGTTTAGATGGCTCCTTGGATGGAACTAACTATGCACCCATTGTCAGCGGTCAAACAATCACTGCCAACGGCACAAGTTTTTACAGTGTGACCAATATGCCAGTGAAGTATATTCAACCTGTGTTTGTATCAGAGTCTGGCGGTACAGCAGCTACTGTAACGTTTGGGATTTCAGCTACGGTTTAGTCGTACGCAAATAACCATAGTCCCTTGGTTCCGTTACAGGAACATCATTGGCGCCGCAAACATCACAGCTGTTGTAGTGGTAGGTAGCAGTGTGGTGTTTTGGTCCATAGTATTCGCCACTTTGGTACCACTTGCCGTACTTAACACCACAAGTGTGACAAACCCAGGCCACATAAGGTTTTTTTAATTTGGAATTATTTTTTTCCATGGTTTTTTTGTTGAAGAAGATCCATTAAATCTTTGGCCCGGTCATAAGACTTTGTATGATATTCCAGGTTTTCTTTAGCTGCTGCAGCAAAGCAATCAAATAGTTCTTGACCGCTCATCTCATTGAAGAATTCAGCAATAGTGTCAGCAAAATGCGCTGTTGCTTTTTGTTTATAAACGGAATTGTCATCATCAATGGGGAGATCAATTCCAATAAGTTCAGCACAGTACTCACGCCAGTCCGGCATTGAATCAATAGCTTTGCTGGTGTCATGTAGGTTTTCCCGAGAATCTTTAGAAACCATTGGCTCATCCAATTCAGCCACAACCTTATTACCTTTATACCAGTCTTGCCAATTTTTAATTGTATCAAGAGGATCAGTTGAGTCAGACATAAGAAAAATAAAAAGGGGTGCGCCACGTTGTGGCTCCCCCAAAGTGTAGTTAGTTTTTACAACGGATCAAGCTGTAATCATGAATTCATTTGGATGAGCTGGTTGCAACAACCCTTGCTCATACAGCCGAACGGCTTCTTGCATTTCAAAGAACCGTTCTCGCATAATAGGCCCAGCTTCTTTAATGCAGAAGTTTTCCCAAAGACCGGTGTACAGACCATGCATGGGATGACTTGGATCTTGCCGACCAGAACACTGATACATGCGCTCTGTAAAGTCTGCTTTCTTTTGTTCAGCAATAACATTCCAGCTGTGGAGCTGCTCCTGGAGCCAGGGCGAATCAAAAGCACCAGCTGTATTTAGTTTTTTAGCGAGATCTTCAGTCATTGAAATCAATTGCTGTGATAGATGTAAAGATACCTTTGACGTTGGGGCTTACTTCAAAAAGTAAATCATCCAATTCATCTTGAAGGGCTTCTGCGATTTCATCAGCAGTTTTGCCGCTGAACGAATCGTATTCCACTTCCAAGTCAACCGCAAAAGACACGGTTAACTTAGGCACAACAATTGGTTCCATCTGTGAGAATAAAGACTCAAATACTATACCAGGATTTTTATTGGCAAGTAAAACTATTAATGATTAAAAACTGTAATCAAAGAAGGCGTTCTAGTGAATGTGCCTGGTGCTTTTGGTAGTAACCAAGACGTTCTTGAATCAAGTTGTAATAGTTGATAGCTGCATCAACCATTTCTTCTGCTTCCATACTGGATGCCAAGTTTTCATTAGCAAGCATGGAAGCTACCAAAACGGTAACGCCCCACTCTAACTTAGAACCAATGATGGCTGGAAGAGGAGTCCCATCGCTGGTGAACCCAGCCAGTAATTTGGTCAGGTTCTCGTCAGCCATGGAACTCCTTGCGTAGTATTCTTATTGTACGGCTTTTTATTTAGAAGCCTTTTCTAAAAAATACCAATAAGCATTCATTGCGTTTTGATGGAATCGTTTGCCGAGCAGAAGTTTTAATTTCTTTTGCTCTAAATCATCCATACGTGTTTCGTTATAAGGAAGCACTTCGCCATCGTCTTTGAGCAAATTGATTTCCAAATCATTCATTTCAATTTGAAGATCAAAATCTTTTACTGCGTGTTGATGGCATTGCATCTTAATGGATGCATCTTCCATATCAAAGGGAGCCTCAATCTTCTGGAAGAAGGTTTCCTGGATACTCGGATGCTTCAATGTCCATTGACGGCTTTCCATAGATTCGTTTGGAGCGGATGCTGTATTCTTGGTAGACTTTGACTCCAGACGGTAAAGGCTTGCCTGCTTGGTATGCATCACGGATTGCATCTAAGTTCGGGAGGACGGTTGTTTTATCGGTAGGTTCAATCCTTTCGCTAAGGATTTCTCCTGTCATAGAACGTACCACAATTTTTTTTGTTGTGGTGATTTCTTCTTCTATACAGAATTGCTGGCGTTCTTCAGATGACCAAAACTGTGGGTCACTGTTGACTTCTACAGTCAATTCTTTCTTGCGTGACAATGTGAATTGATAATCACGCCCTGTAATTTTATTGGAATCCAACGGCAACAAACGCCGTAGATAATTTAACAATCCCTTAAGCGATTTGAGTTGGGACTCGTGATGCTTTTGGGCCGTCAGGATTAATACCTTTTCTTTTTTAATACGCTCAATGGCATCCTCATGAGACGCCATGGCGTAATAGATACGATCAATTTTCTCAGACCGTAAGGCAACGCAAGCCTCCAGCTCGGCTTTTGCCAGCTCCTGGGACTCAGGAGTGAGAAGAGGAAGAGAGCGCTCCAGGGCACCATAGTGCTCGTAGAGTTTGATGACATTAAGTTCTTTGAGTTTAGTCGCCGTGATTTGGGACATGGCTTAGATGTGTTGAAAGTGGGATTGAATTTTGTTGAGTGTGTAGGCCAGCAGCGCTGCGGCTGCTGTCCAAAGAATATCTTTAAGAACAGGAAGAACAAAAGAAGTAAGTGCTTCGAACATGAGTTGAGTTGTGTTGGTAAAGTTGCGGTCAGTTTAACGTCATGACCAGGACGGCCCACTCCAATGAGCAGAGTTAGTCTACCGGACCTGTCAAGCCCCCTTCCTCAACGGTATCCAGTATTTCCGTCATACCCTCTTTAATTGTGCCAACAAGATTATCAAGGTAATCTATAAGCGCTTCAACTTTTGCATGCAAAGATTTTATTTCATCTAAGAGTTCTTCCCGACTTGGTGAAATAAATCCCCAATCTTCTTCTTCTTTTAAAGCTTTTGGATTTTCACGCTTCTGCACTTTCCTTGCTTCATCGTTTGTTGCATACAAAGCTACATTAAACAATTCCCACCTGGTTTTGTGCGGCGGAATGCACGATGGATACTTTGCTCTTAGATTGTTTTCAAAAAGTTGATAGAGTTCTAAAAGAAATGGGTACTGGTGTACAAAAAGCTCCCGATAACGATCAGAAGAAATGCCGTAGGTGTCAATGGTCATGATCAATAAAACATTCAAGGGCGTTGAAAAGAGAATCAAGGATAAACGTTTTTTGTTTATCCTCTCCCCAGCTGGTCCACTCAGCTAAATCTGGATCTGTTTCATCCCATTCAATGGTGATTAAACAACCACCATCTTCCTGGTCAACTACCTCCAGATTCAGCTTCTCGATCCAAAACTGTTTGGACATATTCAGTAAGGACTAGTTCAGCGTAGTCTTCACCGTGCATTCTATTACGTGCACCAAGAGCAACAAGTGCCCAATGGGTGTCTGGATCAAGATAAACTTCGTATCGAAGTTTTTTTTCGGAATCAATTACAACGTTAGGTTTCATTGAAGTCATGGTTGTTTGGTGGCAGGTTTGAGTTGAGGCAATGACACACCGGGAAACGGAACGTAACCGGCGTCCATCATGTTAAAGAACAAATCCCAGGCATGGTCTTGAGTAAAGACTTCCTTTGGTTTGTAGTTACGCCAATGGGTCAATGGAGCTTGCGCCCCTGATTTGGTATGGAGCAACATGAAGCGTCCATCACTGGTGGCATCCTTAGGCGGTGCATACCACCAAGCAACGCACTTACTTGGTGCACTGCTGGGACACGCATTGCGTGCTTCTGTGCGTTTGCAAAGTAGCTCACGATACTTATTAAACCAAGTTAAGTGAATGCACCAAGGTTTTAATCCTTCAATTTCTTGTTGGAACAAATCCAGATTGTTGAGCTGACGCTGAAAGGACCCGCATGAACACCAAGGTTCAGATGCTGGAGCGACGCTTTCGTCTTCCACCAAGTCACCATCCAAATTAACCGGCCCAGTTGAAAGCCGCATCCCGTCCGGCGCAACCAAATGGCCAAGATCGGTTTGGTCAGATTGAAGAAGGGTTGTAACTTTGTCTGGGTTGTTGAGGTGGATGAAACGATCTGCCCAGTGTTGTTGAAGTTTGGCATTGGGAGTCAGGTGACCTAAGGCGTGTGTGTAATGCCAGCCCTTAAAAATAATGTAAGCATTGTTATGCCATACACTAGGGCCACGATAATGGGGACCAAGATACGAAAAGAAATCTTTTAAACGATAAGTGTAACGCTGGAACGCCGCCTTGATTAGTTCCCGTTTGTAAGCCTGCTCACTACCATCAGTGCGCACCACGATGCAAGAATCATCTCGCAAATAAATACCGGCGACTTGAGTGTCATCAAAGTCCGGGAAGGCGCGGCGGATGTTAGACCGAGAATAAATAAGAGCTTGCGCCGTGTTGAGTTGTGTTTGTGTTTGGTTTTGCATGATTTGTGTTGAGTGTAGTTAGATGAAAAGGTCACGATCCCCCTGGGAAGAACCCAGATCTTGTTGTGACTTGACATGCCGGTAGGCAAGCTTGCCCATGCGGTATGCCCCGTATGCAACGGCAGCCCAGCATACTGGATTACCAATGCAAAAAGCAACCGCACCAGCAAGGACTGCAGTTGTGCCACCCGTCTTGAGGGCAGCTTCTTCTTCTGGTTTCATGTTTGATTTAGCAGGATGACAAATAAATTACATTTATTAATTATCCAAGTAGACTTTTTGTAACCATTGAATACAGATTCATGGATGAAATTAAATACGTACCATTGGCTACGTTTCAAATTGAACCAACGCTAGACGATAAATTTTGGGAAGAGAAAGTTAAACGTTCGATTCAAGAGTGTGACTCCGTAAGTGTATTAAAAGAAATGGCGACCCTTTTAGCGAGGATCGCCACTCAAAGACAAGGTGTAATTAGAGGATTGGTTCAAGATATGTTCATCTTTAACAATGTTGCTATTGATCAAGATGACTTGGCCAATCCCCCAATCAAGACCAAGGAATAAGAATCAAAGAGACTCATCCTCCCCCGTCAACTCATTACGAGCAGGCAGGGCTTTTACATCAGTGGCTTCAGTAACCCTAGAAACAGGAAGGATTTCAATGCCTTCTTTGATTCCATAGGAACCACCAAGACGTTCAGCATCTTGCCGAGCATGTTGGTTGATGTAATCGCTGAACATTTCCTGGAACTTCCAAGTAGATTCACGATCCTCATCAGGAATCGAAAGACGATTCAGTGATGCGATTGCTTCATCTTGACTGGAGTAATCAGGAATCTCAAAAGATTCAATTGCGCAGATCTCAACGTTGTTGGCGCCACGCATTTCATTGGCAAGTACCGGAGCAAATACGGTAGTGGCATAAAACTTTTCATTAAATGCAAGAGGAACTTCAGAGTCCAGGGCTTTGCTCAGGCACTTGGACATTTCCCTTTCATACATCTTGATCTTTTCAGACACGTCAGTGCCATTAAGACCCTTCAAGGTCAAGACCATGGGGATCTTATGGGCACGCTTGTTGTCTTCCGTCAGGATGTAAACAAGGTACTTGGTACGCACGCTGTACTTACGCTTGTACATTTCACCCTTGCTATTAGCAAGATCAGATGCAATCTTATCGGCTTCAAACAATTCTTTAACCTCTGGATCCTCAAAGGTTCCAATCGTTTGCCTCATCCCAGTCGTTTCCTCAACCATAAGGGGAGAACGTAGAAGGACTTGAAGTCGAGGCTCAGTAAAATTGAGTCCTTCTTCCACTGAAGTATTGGGAGCCATACCAAAAGTTTGCTTGTAGTTCCAGATAACTGAACCTTTAGCAAATTGATCTTCAGTGGCGTTCCATCCACAAGTGTCAAGGTCTGACTTCCGCACGAACCAACCTCGTGTCTTGGACTTGTTGAGAGGTTGAATGGTGACGAGATTCTGGTATCCGGACACAAACTTTTTATCTTGGAAAAGCTTGAAGGAATCCAGGCCACGGGTGGCAAGAGCAGAAGTTTTCTTCATGGTCATGGTGTTGGTCAGTTTCGTAGAAGTTTCAGGATTGGTCTTGGATTGAATTTCTTCCATCCAAGTGTCGCTCATCATGTCAGTCGGAGTGGCTGTCATGGTTAGGTCGTAGTGGGACAATGGATGCTTTTAACGTCATCCCAGGACGGACACTTAGAACGGAGCTTCTTCTAATTCAGGGGCGGACCCATATTGGCCCGGCAGATCAGGCAAACCACCCGATTGATTCCACGGATCGCTTGCCTCATCGGCGGTTCGCCCACCCCAGAGAGATGTTACGTTGCCTTCAGAGGCCACCGTTGTTTGCGTTGATACTGGCTTTGGTTCTGTTGCAGAAGGCTTGGGGGCCAATGTCATGGATACCAATTGAATCTTGGTATTGCTACGACGTTCTTTTGTCTCTTTATCTTGCCAGGCATCTGTTACCAGACGTCCATTGATTGTTAAACCAGTACCTTTACGAGTAAAGTTCACCAACAATTCAGCATTATTCAATGCATCTTTGCTGGAATTAATAGCAAAGAAATTAAAGAGATCTGCTTGATTACGACCAGTGCTCACTGAAAGCGTCTGGTTACAAATCATCAAACCATCGGCGGTTGTTTTAAAGGCACGGGCATCGTCCTGGTGGATGTCTTTAACACAACGTCCGCTAAGGATGATGGTATTAAAGATGGGGAATGCTTCCGTAACTTGAGTAACAATCCCTCCATGGAGTGAATGCGACTTGGAGTCAAGATCGTACCGCAGCTTGGCGCCGTGAATGTACACCAAGTTTCCTTTACGTGCGCTACGGAATCGCTCTGCTGCTTTGCCGTATGCATTGTATTCAAGTTGTGTTGGTGCTTTGTTACCAACAGGCGGCAACGTTACATTGCAACGAATGGCTGATGATGTGGCGCTGACAAAAGCTTCCCGAGGATCTTCGGAAAGTTGAGCGCAAACAAACGACAAGTTCATTGATTCTAAAAGATGGTGGTAAGGCAGTTTAACGTCATACCTGGGACGTGCAAGTGAAGGTGACTACTACTTCTTAACGCTTGGACCCGCGAAGCATGTCCGTGAGAATCCAGGCGAAGACGAAGCAGATAGCAAAGATTATTGGTTCAGGCATTGAAATGGGAATGGCTAGGAGGCGTAGAACTCGCCAAGCTTTAACGGATATCCATGTTCTTCTAAGCAACGCTGCTGGTAACCCCAGTCAGCAGCACGAATTGCAAGGACATTCTCAAAATCTGTCCACCGATTGCGGTCATGGCACCACTGCTGAACCAGTTCGGGCGGCGGGGTTATCGGATGCTTGTATTCTTGTTGGGTCATGGTGGTGCTGGGTAGGTGAGTAGAGAGTAGGTTTAGTGAGTTTCTGCCCAGCTATAGCCAACCCTTGAATCCCCTTCAATCAAACAACGGAAGCCAAAGAACTCCTGTGCCTGAGGGAATGCAAGCATGGCCTGCTCCTGGATAGCAGTAGTGTACTGCGGTTTGCAAGCCAGTTGGACTTCGTCATGAACCATTAACAATTGTTCCCAGTCCTGGCCTTGCACCAAGCCAAGGTTCTGTTCAATGTTGCGATGAATGAAGATAACAACTTGTTTCATTAAGATTGCACCTGCTGATTGCAGCAGGACATTCAATCCTTTAAACGCAGAGCGACAATACAGAATGCGACGATCAAGACCAAACAAATGATTCCGGGATCCAATGTTGTCATCGATTTTTTGCTTTAACGTTTTTAATGCTGGCACACCTTGCATGAATGAATTAATAGCTGTACTACCCAATCGACGCAGAACTATTTCATCTTTTTCATTCGGATTAATAATAGTACCTGCTTTTAATGCACCAGCACCGTACAGTAATCCATACAAAAGGCGTTTTGCTATGTCTCTAGTTTCAACGCCAAATTGTTTTTGATTATAAACATGAATATCAATTTCAGGATTTGTTACAACCTTGGCATACTCACCGTTATCATACAAAGCCAAGTAACCAGCAAGGCAACGCAACTCCAAAGCCTTGGCATCAATACCAATTAGATCCCATCCTTGTGGCGGCTGGAACAATGCTCGGCATTCTTTTCCATAGGGCGAGTATCCCGCTGGAACTTGGCCCATGTTGGGATTGCGATGAGCACAACGACCAGTGATGCAACCATTAGTGATAACATCACCGTGCATACGGCCAGTGTGATTATTAACCAACTTAAGCCAAGCATTTCGTCCATCGGCAATTTGTCCAAGACGTTTTTTAATTAACATGTATTCAGCCAAAGGCTTGGCTTCAGGGAATGGAAGTTTTTCTAATACTTCATCATCAAGAATTGGATTTCCTTTCTCAGTTTTTTTCTCTGGCTGCCATCCGTACTTTGCCTTAAGTCGATCAACAATTTGCTGACGAGATCCAGGATTGAATTCCTCTGATCTAATTTTCTCAAACGGTACACCTTTGACATAACCGCGTTTGGCGTTGTTGACTTTGGGCGTAAACCATTCACTGTGTTGAACTGCAGGAAAGATTTGTTTTAGATGGTCTTCAAGTTGTTTTTCCTTTGCTCGGAGATCATCCACCAAATCAAGAGCTGCATCCACATCAAAAGGAATGCCTGCTCTAATTTGTTTGTTAATTGCCAAAGCAAAGTCGTGCTCCAATTTGAGAGCTGGCTCTGGATAATTTTGAGAAATAATGTGTTCCCAAAGTTTTGTTGTGACGTTGACATCCTGGATGCAATACTCCAGCATTTCTTGCGAATACTCGGAGAAGTCCTTGAAGTCGATCTTATGATCGGCCAAGCGCCATCCCCAGGCCTTAAGTGATGCGGATCCTCGGTTCTTCTCTGGAACCTGCGGATATTGTTCAAGGTCAAGCTCATAAAGTCTTTCCTTTGGCCAAATCAATCTGGTACAAACAAGAGTATCGATGATGCGTGATTTGGTATCAAATGAATGTAGTTTTTGTAGAACTGGAAGGTCATAAAAAATTATGTTGTGACCAATGAGTACATCAGCGGTTGCCAGATGATCAATAGCATCAACAATAGAATCAGGCCCATAAGTAAAAGTCTGTCGCTTGTTGATGTCATAAATGACGACACAGTAGACAACATCGACCTGATCATAAAGACCATTTGTCTCTAAGTCAAAGACAAGAAATGTTTCATTTGCGGAAACGGGCTTCATCTTGAATTGAGAGGTCTTCACTGGCAAGCTCATTGTCGTTCTTGTTAATCCATGACAAGATATGTTGCGCACCCGCACGGTACGGATGAGACAAGATCTTGTTTAAAGCTACGTCAGAGTCTAACGGAACTAAGTGAAATTTATTTGTTTGGCTGCATGCACGAATGGCGTGTGGCAAACCGTTTTTCCAAGTAGCAATGACGTAGGTCATCTGGTTGTTTAAGAACGAACAGATGATATCGGATTTAAAAAATAATGCAAGCGTTTAATAATTACTTTCTATTTGCTTTGCTGTATCCCACAAAGCCACCATCTTTCTTACGTTGAGACAATGCTTTGCTGGCTTCTGTACCAGCGCGTTGGCTGCCATGAACCAGCAGTGCAAACGGCTTATCACCTAAGCAATGGCTGTCGTCATGATCGATTTCCAATCCCAGCTCAGTTGCCTGTTGTTCTGTGTAGACCACATAGGCAATGCGCTTGAATACCTTGGGGTGTTTGGGAATTAAGTAATCAAGCGTACCACCATGGGACGCAGTGAGATAGAAGTTTGATGGAATGATATCGGCAAGGTTAAGCCACATGCCTAACGACTTGGTATAGGCATAGAAGGTTTGGTTGGGCCGCTCAGTTGCAGCCATGAACCAAGCCTTCATATAATTCTCTGTCCAGAAATCACCGGACTCATGGACCCGCACCAATTGCTTAGGCGGCATCATGGTCAAGGATAAATCAATGAGGTCACGCAGCAATGTGGCTTGGTTGCCATTGGAATGCATTGTTTCACGCAACAGATCCCAGTTGTGCCAGCGTGCTTCCCTGACATTGGGTCGCACTTCTGACATGGCTGCAAAGCAACGGAACTCATCTGCTGTTGTACCAGTTGTCTGGGGCAGATCAGTAATAGCACCTGTGGCACGGTCAGCAAATGTTTTGCAAACACCAGCGTGCGGACAGGAATAACCCGCTGGAAGTGAGAAGATCAAACGATTCTTGAGCTTACCGTTACCGGTAGAAAACTTAAGGAGTTTCATGATGTGGTGTGGTGTGAAATTAAATGCAAACAGTTTAACGTCTTGTTTAGGACGTAGAGAGTTTACAGTGTTATAGGGTGTAGAAGAGCAGCGTCAACCCCGAGGGAGTCAGGATTTCTGCTGCTTCTCCTGGCTGGTAAGTGAACAACCTTGCGGCTTGATCACCGTGAGGTTGCACCCTCATTGTTGTTGTGTTACAGGATGAACGACATCATATACATTAATTGTCATATACTTTCCGTATCAATAGATACAGAATCTTATGGAACTAATGTATCGCGGCTGCAAATACAACAAAGAACAACAAGCCAAGGAAGATCGGGACTGGTGGAATCTGGCCCATCGCCCCTGGCTGCGCCTGACATACCGTAATATTGGATACCTCCCTTACTTGATCGGAGGCCAAATCAAATGAACAAAGCACTGATTGTTTACTTAACAGCCCAAAAGAAAAAGACGGCACGCAAGGACACAGAGTCCAAGCATGCCATCAGGGAATTAAAAAAACAACCGACCGTGACCTTCTGAGCGCCACTCATCAACCCCTGGTTTAACCAAGGGTTTCTTCTTGGAAGACAGCTTCCCCGATAACAGGGAACTCTCTACAGAAGATTTGTTTGATCCATTCGGCAATTTGTCTGTGTTCGAATTGTGTTCCTGGTTCACAGCGGAGTTGAAGGTAATGGATCCATGACCTGATAGTTCCGTTCATATAAAGCCTAGTCTGTGTGCCAAGCGGAAGGATGTTCCTGGCGCACTCTTTGGCTATTCCCTGACTAACCATTTCTTTATATAAATGTTCAGCATCTTCAAAGAGCTGACTAACACGACGATAATAATTCGCTACATCTTCTGATGACAAATCATCAATACTATTTTGCCTATTTGAATAGTCTTGCCTACGCAAATGGGGAATTACTGCAGAGCCAAGTTCATTGACATCTGCATAACGTTGACTAAATTCTTGAAAGCTAAACGAACGATGGCGAATAATCTGAGCAGAAATTGAACGTGTTGTTTCAATTTCTACAGTCATGTTTGCCATTTCAAATGGACTCCAGTGTTTGTGTTTAATCAAATAACGCAACAACCGTGGAGCTGTATCCATGTTGTCTTGATTTGCAGGAGCCGAGACTCTTGCCATCTTGACAATCATTTCTTCCGCACTGGGTGTAGCCCAGACAAGATTTACATTCATCAGTGTGTGTCCGTTAGTTGCCAATCATAGTTGTATCGAACATCGTTTTCACCTTTGACTGCTTGCTCAAGCAACCAGGCAACGACATCATCTGCGGTATGCAATCGTTTGATTCGATCTTCAGAATGCAGACCTTGCTTTAATTCAGTTGGAATACGTTCTGCAATCAGTCGAAAAAACTTTCCATACTTTTGTCCTGGATTTGAATGCCAAGACTCATCGATGTGTTTGATGTCAACCCATAGGGGCCTTACTTCTTTGGTCATGTTATTCTCCAGGAACTAATGTTTGTTTAGTTAAAGTTTCTAATTCATGAATAGGACAGATGCGCATCTGTGCATGTTCTGTTGGTGATTGTAAATGGTCCCATTGAATTACTAAAAACTTTTGTTTGCCATTGGCCTTTGGTTTTTCAACAATGCCAAGGACTGTGCCATACCGCTGGCTACGGTATTGGGCAATGCGTTGTTGAACCTCCTTGCGAACAGCCATGATGCCATGGGTTTTAGGACGTTCAGCAACACGTTCACCAATGGAATAGGCGTGTGGTTTCTTGGATGACATTAAATGTGAGTCCAGACTTTACGGTTGACAATGCGTGAAATGTAAGAAGTACTCATGCCGTACCTATCGGATATTGCTTGAAGGGTAAACCCCCAGGCATGCATCCGTCGAATGTGCAAAACATTCTTTTCAGTTAGTACAGCAGATCCATGCTCACTACCGCGAGCAATGTTACCAGGCCTCGGTGTTCCTTTTGCAGGACCAGGCTTTGCAAGTTCATACTTCTCAACAGTACGATACTTAGCATTGCACAAAAGGCAACGACAGTACCGTTTGGTAAATGTTTTGAAGTGATTTGTGCAGGTTACACGGGTGTACTTACTGGCACAAACAGGACATTTCATTGGGGTTCAATCAAACAAGGCGTGGTATCTACATTGGCCTCTACCACTTTGTTCAACTGCATGGAATCCAGCAAATGAACAGTGTGCTCAAGGCCAAGAATTTTAAAAGCATCAATGATTAAATCAGATTGTCTTTCAGGTAATTCATAGTACTCATCAAGAATTGCCTCAGCTTTTTCAAAGCCAACCGGATCATCAGTCAATTTAACCAAGATGTCAGCTGGCATGTTGTCAACTAAGTTAACAATGATTGCTTCTTTAACCATTTCCCATGTTTGCTGGGGAATGTTAGCGACAACTTGATCAACCAAATCAAGGTCAATCATTTCATTGTTAGTTGAATTCATTGGAAAGAAAAGCCCCAGTTGCCTGGGGCCCAAGGTCTGCGACTTAGTTTAAGCAGGGTTTGTTGTGGCGTCCACCAGTGGACTGTTAACACCTTCTTCCTGAAGCTTGTCCAACATGGCACACATAATATTTGCGTGCATTTGGGTTTGCTCCATGAATTGCTTGGCGCGTTCAGCCGTGATGGTATGAACACGGCCACCTGGTTCTTCATAACGCCAACTGCCATCTGGTTGTGGCTGACCCTGGAGCGCAAGCCGCTCAGAGTTATGAACGTACCGCAGCTCAAGATTGTGATAGTCCCTTAAACCATCACCTGCTGTCCATGTGGCACCAAGGTTGTAACGTTGTTCATCATCACTGAATGCATGGAACTCAGGGATGAGAGATTTGAATGCAGAAAAAATTGACATTGTGTTGAGTTAGTAGATGTTGGTAGGGACGGCGGGACTTGAACCCGCAAGGCCAAAGGCCGACGCATTTTAAGTGCGTTACGTATACCTATTCCGTCACGTCCCCTTCACTTGGACTTACATCAACTTCAATAGAAGCTGAACGCCAAGTGTGATCGTGAGGCAACGGTTCTGTCCCGTAAGCCCACGTATCGTAGTCATCCTCATTACGAGGATCGTCTTCAATTAAAACGTAATGAGGTGAGTTGTCGTGAATAAATTCTCCGATGTTAGCCATGGCCATGGCAAGTAATTGATCATCGGTATAGTTGTTTTCCATGGTAAAAACCAGCCCTAGTATCGAGGCTAAGGCTGGTGCATCTGGCTTCGACCATCAAGAGCTTAGCTGTTGGTTACGAAGTTGCAAGGCCTGCTGGAACGCCTCCGTGTATTGATCTCGCTGATCAATCGTTAGGTTTTGATTAGATAAACCTTTGATTTGATCAACGGACATCATGCCACCTTCCACTTTGAGTTGGATGGTGAACTGAGGCTTGCCTTCGATCATGCAAAGCACGATGAAGTGTTTCTTCTTACGCACGCCTTCAGCGTAGCCAGAGGCAGAGCCGACGCAATTGCGTACAGCCTGGCCCCACATAGCCAACTGATGTGTGTCATTCGGTTGAAAGAATGACCAAGACTCGCTGTTGATTTGAACCCTGAGTGGCTCAGGGAATAAATCTTGGGGCAACTTCTCGTTTGCATTCTGAACCTTCCATGATTCTGCCTGGACATAGTCATGGAAATCAACAATGCGCCAACGCTTAGGCGGTGCAAGATCTTCCTTGTCCTCAAGCACACGATTCAACATTGACATCGTGTCGTTCCATTCATAGAAACGATAAATGTTGATACCAAGGTCATAGTCCTTGGTTACGTTGCAGCCATTGGTACGAAGACGTTCAGCTTCTCCTGTGTAATGTTTAGCAAGTAAACCAAAGAACGAAGCAACGGGCATGTACTTACGCAACCAGTAAGTTACTAAAGCGGACACAGTATATAAACGGATATAAGTACCAAGGAGTTCATTGGCATGATTCTGGTAATGATCAATGGGGCAATCAGGCCAGATCTTGTCGACATAGCTGATGTTCTCAGCAAGTCTTATGATCTGTGCAAATGGCGCTTTGATATTACGTTGAAGACGATTGTCAAGATCGTTGTATGCATTGATGGATTCATCAACCTTTTGTTGAATCCACTTACGGAAAAATGGAGTATTAAGAATATGTTTAGTGTCTAGTATTGCACGCCAACTTGAATACGAACTAGTTGAATTTGTTACAAGGTTAAGTACATTGTCAACTGTTAGCTCCCATGTTGATTGTTGTTCAACAGATACAAATGCGAATGGTATTTCCAGTGCTTTAGCAATGTTGTCACACTGCAAACGTGCAAAGATATTACGAGAATCTTCCCACATGGGAATTGTTTCTTCCAAGCTCTTGCGAAATTCGTCAGCAGCTTTTGCAATATGACGACCCTTTTCGCTATAGCTGGCAAGATAACGTGCACGCCAGTAGGTATCGTTGCTTCCATTGGCAATGTCTTGGCGTGTTACATGTTTGCGATAAACATAAAACACTGAACGACCGACTTCAATGCGGTCATACTTTTCAATGTTGGCTAGGATATCTCTTTGAATAACTTTACGAGTTCCAGCTGTGTCGCGGAATGCATAGGCATAGCCGTACACATACTGATCTTCTTCTCCCTTGGGTGGTAGCCATGCGGCATACCAGCACTGCTCGAAGTGATAAAGGATAGCCTTGGTCATCATGCGTGCCTGCGAAGTTGCCACATCCACAGGCGTTGTAAATGAATGATGACGATCTGCGGCTAACGAAGCATTGATGCTGTCGATTGCAGGTTGCTGCAACGATTCTCTTACGACGGAATATGGAATAAGGTGTGGAATATTACCAAGCGGATACTTGGCTTTCTTAGAGGGATTAGCTTGCTTCTGTTGACGAGCCAAAGCTTTGAGCTTGGGGTCATACGCCAGCAGTTCTGTTTGCAAGTTGGATGGTAATTGAAATTGCATGGTTAGTTCGGAGTTGAGTTCAAAGTAGTGGGCAGTTTAACGTCATGCCCAGGACGGATGGTCAATCTACAGCGTAGTCAGAGGTGTCGACGAGTTGCCAGTCAAGATCGAGTGCATCAAGATAAGAACAGAACCCATCTTCATCAGTAGGGATTTGTTCATCTGGATCCACTGAGAAAGTTGTCTGGCACAGTGCAGGACACCACTCTTCAGGTTCGTAGCGTGATGCACGATAAAGGAGGCGCATGTCCTCCACCACTGCTGTAACTGTGACATTGGTACCATCAATGAATGTGTCTTCAACCAAAAGGACAGACATAAGTCAGACCTCAGTAAGTTGTTTGGGTTGCATGAAGTCAGACGTTGGTCCGTACTTCTTTACAAGATCCGGAAATGCATCAAGCAAACGTTGACGATTCACCGGATCTGCAACACGCAATGCTTGTGCAATGCTGTTAACAAACGAACCACCATGGGACTGCATAAGACAGATCATGGCAGTGAGCTGAGCTGAATTCATGGGTTGAATTGCAGTGGAATGCAGGCAGTTTAACGTCATACCCAGGACGAATCTTCAGAATAATTTAATGTTGTCAGCGAATAATTTATCCTTGGTTGATTGATAAACATTTAAAGCTTCTTCGTAAGAATTAAATCGTTTATTTAAAATGCTTTTACCTTGAAAAGTTAATTGTGCTACCCACTTATTTCTTGTATTACAATAAGTAACTCCTTTACTATTCTTATTAATATGATTCAAAGAATGACTAACAAGTCTTAAGTTGTCAAGTTTATTGTTTGACGTATTACGATCAATGTGATCAACATCGTAATTGTCCGTAATTGAACCATGGTTCATTACCCAAATAATTCGATGTTCTTTATATAAACGTCCATCAATACGGACAACTCGATAGCCCTTAGTTGTATAACAACCGGCTTGTTGTTTTGCATTGTTGCAACGTTTACCAGATTGAGGCAACCAATAAATAGTTCCTTGATCAAAATCATATTTAAACAAAGAATTTAAATAATCTTGCTTAGGAAGTTTAATTGGTTTCATAAAATTCGAATGTTACGTTTTGATAAGCCTGTGCCCGGCAAGCTGATAGATCCACGCACACCAGATTCTCTGGCGTTAAGTGTTAGTTGAAACGGGCCAAGCTTAAACGATTTGGTAAACGATTTAACACCACGTTCTGTGATGTTGACTCCGGCAATGGTCTTGTCGAAGTTGAAGGCTGAGCGTTCAGTCATGATCAATCCTTTTAAATAGCAATAGGCTTCGCCTTTTGTCAGCTTGAACAATATAAAAATTAGTTAAATCTACATTGCCTACATTGTTTGAATACAAAGGTACGGGCAAAACAAGTGCTTGGTTTTTAATACAGTTAAGTTTTCGTTTAAGATGACGATCAAAACTTGCTTTTACAAAACAAAGACCTTTGTCCTCCTTTAATTTAGAAAGTTCTTTAATAAGTTCTTTGTAAGTAAAATATGTTTCTTTATAAATAAAAGTGTTATGAATAGCAGTTGTAGTTACTATTGTTTTTAAATAACGAACTCCGTCTATTTCAATAAATTCTTGCTGAATTGTTTGTGCCATTATTTCAAGTCCTCTGGAAGTAATGCGTTGGTGTCTTCATCAGACATGTTGGACATCATAAACTTCTCTCCGTTGGGTGCAATGAATCCACCAACGAAGCCGATGCCAAACTTGTCAGCTGATTCCTTCATCTTTGCTACAAGTTGCATAGCGGATAAACGTTCAAGGTCAATGGAGTCTGGAATGCGGGGAGTGTTGTCAGTCATTGGGATTGAATGGAGTAGACAGTGAAGTGTAGCAGGGAATAAAGGGAGTAAACATTAGTTTATCTAATAGAAATAAAGGTTCCCCCCTGGTACTCCCTGCGGGGTTGTAGGGGTACAAACCATTATTAGTTCATAAAGTAAAATGTTTATATGTGAATGTAAACCCATGGAATTAGCTGGTAGATATGCAAATGTTGTTGCATTTATAGAAAATAAAATCAATACAAGAGAATTGCCTGTACCTTCTCCGGGATCAAAAGTTGATCACGCTTTAGCTGTTTTGGCAAATCCATTAATTAGCGATGGAAACAAAACTCAAGCAGTAAACATTTTAAATGGATTCTTAAATGGAGACAGGTCAAAAATTTAACGATGTGCTTCTTGGTGTTCTTTCCATGCTGCAGTATGGATTTCATCTGCAGTAATAGGCGGTTCACCAGTAAGTTCATTGTCCGTTGGTTCGTCCCACTCAGTTGCTCTTTCGAGCAGACCGATGGCTTTCAAGATCAGCTCTTGAGCTTGATATGGAAGTTGAAGACAATCCAACGGACGGTTATCTTCACGTCTGTAGATGGCACTTAGTTCTTTGAGGATGAGTTCGATGCGTTTGCAATCGTTCATCTGAAAGACAACCTGTGTGCCATCAGAGCGATGATAAATGGTTGGTTCAAAGTGAAGTTCAGTTTTTGACATGGTGTCGTGTGGAGTGATTGATAGCTTAGCCTTCTAGTTATGAAGGAATAAGCTACGTACACATAAGATAAACTTATATGTCACCTAGGATCTAGGATGATCCAGCCCGTGTAGTTATCGCTGGTGCGATCCACACGAATCAAGCGTTTCTCTTCAAGGCTTTCGATAGTATGCATGTAATCAGCCATTCGATTTCCTTGGACCGGAATCTTTGGCACGAAACATGGAGTGTTCGCATGTTTCCTCCTGTGATTTAAGTAATACAGATAGAGATTCCGTTGGTTAATACTCAGGCTGAGTGGTGCTGAGTTGTCGATTTGCATTGGCACAATCAGTGTTGTATTGGATAAACAGCCGATACATTCGTAGTATTGGCTGATTTGCAATCTTGGACAATACTTTAAATAAGTCCAAGAATTGAAAGCCAGCTATCAGGATGGTCCGGTTCTACTTCGTCGTCGTCCGGTGTGAACGCGACTGAGTCGAACGCCCACTCTTCGATTTCCTCGTTGGTTGGTATGTCGTACCAGCCTTGGAGTTCTTTGTCGGCATACTTTGGGATCCAGTAGCAACGAAGGATGCCTCGCTTGTTGCGATAGACACTGCCGTTGCTTGGACGTTCGCCTTTCTCGCCGTCGTAGTTGACTTCGGCTTGGTACTGTTCGTCCCAATCTTCTTCTGAGAAGGGGATGTAGCCGAAGGACTCGGCAATTTCTTGGGTGACGGGGTGAAGCATTGTTCTTTCGTTGGAGATTGGTGTGGTGTTGTTGTGTTATCTCCGCTTCGCGGGGTGAAGCATGAGATTAGTACTGTGATGAGAATTAAGATGAGTGCAATGACATGAATGATAATGTCATTGTCTTGTTGTTGAGAATTACTCTCAACTATCTTCGTCGTCATAGATGACGCCCTCCCATTCATCTTGGTTAGATTCCGTCATTGCTTGGTATTGTTCTTCTGCCATGTCAGCCATGGCATCAAGAGCATCAGACGGAATGTCGTTTTCGAATTGATTGGTGTCCATGGTTTGAATTGGTGTAAATACTCAGAGTGTGAGTGGTATTACTCAAAGTGTGAGTAGTAAGGCCTGGGACTTACGCACCGAACTGACATCGGTACTGCCCAGGCAAAAACAATAGAAGTACAAAGATCAAAGCTTGACTTGACGCCAAGCCAGACCTTTGTGGATGTTAGAGATTGTGTGATGACTCACTTTATAGGCCCGTGCAATTTCTTCGTATGCTTGCTGCCTGGAACCAAAACGAATCATGGTTTCAGTATCAGCCAGCATCAGTTTAATTTCACGGACCAGATCATTGTTAAGCTTTGCGTTACCAACGGGTGAAGACCGTTGCTTCCCAGGCTTTTGCTGCGAACGAACACCAGTAGAAACCTGGTTCTTAACAGCCATCATCTGTGATGCCGGCTGTTGCAGCGGGGGCCTGGGGGTCGTATTGAACGTTGTGTTAATTGGGAAACCAAGCGTGACAGAAACGCCGTCTTTGACGACGGATACAGTCAGCTTGCCTTCCCTGGTAATCACAGAGATGTGATCAGGGTTTTGAATGTCGAGTTGAGAGAGTGCTTCCATGGGTTAGATGGTGTGTTGTGCAGTGAATGCAAGTAGAGGATAGCTGGAACCCGCAGAGACGCAAGTCCCAGCTGTGGTGTTGAAATGATGCAGGACGCTACGGATGGGGTACAAAGTCGGAATGGGTGAGAAGCTGATGCACTGACAAGCAGTCCTCAGCGACTTCCTCCTTGGTACAGCCATACCATTCGTAGGTCTGATTCTCGATCACCTCGCAGCCAACGTCTTCGAGTTGATCGTGGAACAGACCCCAGGTCTTGGCTTCACCCCATACATGGGTGTAGCGCCCAGTGCGATCAGCGACTAATGCTATGTACATTGGTAGGTTGAGTAGGGTTTGTGACATCGACGCCAACGAGGGCACCCATGGTGAGTGCAGCAATCAAGACTGCGAGCACTCCAACGGAAGTGTTGGCTAGCGGCGTCTCATGTGTCTTATATGAGTCAAGGTGTAAGTAACGATTGACTCCTAGTTTGATGATGTGTTTCATGGGTTGAGATGTTGGGTAATGGAGGCAGCTCTCTGGTGAGGGCTGCAGAAACCCCTGGCAAACCAGGGGAATGTGCAACCGTCAGCCCAAGGGTCAGAACGGAATTGCCTCAAGGGTAGGCTCAGCTTTCGGTGTTTCAACCTCAGCTTTAGCCTGGGGCTTAGAACCAAAGATGTAACTGGTGCAACGAAGCTGCAGCTCAGGATACTTCAGTGGCATCAACGCATCCTCTTTCATGTAGAAAGCACGGATGCCTTTGATGGATCCACTGACGGTGAGCTCTTGACCAACAACAAGATTGCCGTTGCCAAAAGCCGTAAGCAACCCATTGGAGTTGGTGAAACGCACACGCACATCCGTATTCTCGGAAATGGTGTGAGCCAGGACAACAGAAAGGAACTGCTGATCCTGGTAGTCGACAAGCTCCATGTGTGCAATACGGCCATGCAACGTAACTTGCTGGAAGTCAGGCAGCTTCTTAGCGATGGTGTCAGACATTGGAATTGAATGGTGTAGAACGAAGCAGGATAAATGAATCCTGCAGTAAACCCACCGCAGTAGTACATGCATACCACTACGGAAGGGTTAAGTGCAGAAATCAGATGTGATCTGTGGTTTGGCAATAGTTGTAGTAATCAACCAGTGCAGCATGAAGCTCAGATACACCAGCTGGTATGCCACCGCCTAGTGTTTGGACAGCAACGTCCAACCACTCGGGGCAACCGTTGGCGTCTACGGCTTCCTGCTCATAGTGAAGCTTGGTTGATTCACCGCCGTACCAAACGACACGATCAGATGAGTAGATGTTGGGTTGATAAATGAACATGGTTAGTTAGGTGCAATGATGTTGGAGAGAGCAGCGCGATAGCCATTGATCTCAACGACCAATGCTTGACGACGCTGCTTAAGTTGAGCACGAACGTAGTCAGGGGTCTTGTTCTCAGCAACCTTGACCGCAGCTACGGCAAGAAGCTGAGATAACCTGGAACGAATCATGGCAAGTACAAATCAAACTGTGTAAATAATGTTGAAGCAAGGTGAAATGTCTGCGTGATACGGATGCGCAGCCCCCGATATGTCAGTAAATAAACACATTAATATCAACAAAATTTACGCAACAGTCTTATTTGAACCGTCGCCAAAACGGAAAGGATTCCTAGATTCGGGCGCTATATAATGCCCAAATCATGTTAAGAATTGTATCAATATTGTCCGAATGGATGCGTCGCGGTCAAAACAAAAAATAAATTGACGCAACAATAAACTTCAATTGTTCTTAACGTCGTCAGGGGCGCTGCCCCCTCCGCCTCTTACACTTAACTCACTAAACTTCCAACCTTGATAATTCCTTGGTGCTTACAACACACTCCTCATCAACGTAGTCAGGGGCGTTAACTTCACACTCACAATTTCATACCGTCGCGCATTCTTTTTTTTTCTTCCCACATTTACATTCGGCCAATGGGTGGGAGAAGCGTCAGGTAATTTTGATCCCTAATTGCCATATATAGGGCTGTTATGTCATTAAAACCAGGAATTATAATTGGTTTTTGTTAGTAAATTCCCTAATTAGCCCCAAAATTCCAACAAAAAAGCCGGGGTCTATCCCCGGCCTTATGTTTACATTTGCAAATATTATCTATTGACCCTTTTTGCGTTTGTATGCGAGCGTTGCTTTGGCTGCTTTACCGAACGCTTCTTCGTCTGGAAGCTCATAAGCCAAACTCATCTTGGCGTCTTTTACAAAGTCACGCACTTCAAGAGAATCATGGCCCTTCACAGCCATATCCATAGCTTTGTTTTTGATAGCTTCAAGAGCTTCTACACGTTTTTGACGTGTTCCGGCGTCCATTTGTTGCATCAACACTGTATTTCCTAACTATAAACCCTATTTATTCGAGATTTTCCCCTTATACAATGTAAATAAGCCTTAAAAACGTTAGATATTTTCCAATGGCCCTTTCTCCGGCTGATTTTTACGCTTATAGCCGCGCTACTGGGGTCCAAGTCCCTGAAGATCCGGAAGAACGGGCGGAAATGGCGCCGGAAGTTCTGGAATTTCGCCGTAATCAACTCAAAGCTCCAGAGCAAAGCCCCAACGCTCTGCAAATCCTTGGTACAACCGCCTTAGCTGCAGGTGCTGCCATTGGTGCTGGCCTTGCAGGTCGCCGCTTTTTACGTGGTAAAACTGAATTACCCAAAGCACCTAGTCGTAGTGCAAACCAAGGTGTTGTTCAACAAGATCTTTCTAATCTTCGCCGTGCTGCAGCTGCAGTTGAACCAGCGTCTGAACCCGTAGCACCATCACGCCCAGCACCTGGTACAACTGAGAATGCATTAGCAATTGATCCAACGGATCGTTTGTTGCAAGAGCTTGGT